ACCAAATAATGGTGCAATTAGTTTGACCGTATTTGATAAGGATAATCCGACATCAAACTCTTTCACTATTGATGTTGATGGATCCTATGAAGGTTCTGATTTTGATTTTATTATTACTATTTCAAATCTAAAACTCATTCCTAATGACTATCAAGTGGAAATTTCATCTAAACTTATCTCACATTTTATTAACAAAGATTCTAAGGTTGAATATTGGATTGCCTTGGAAAAATCATCTAAATATGGAGCTTAATAATGGCAACTAAAATTGCAAATCAAGAAAATCATTCACAAATTTATGACCTTTCCAACCGTGTGGCACGTAGTACAATTGCAGTAATTGATACTCTTACCCAACGTGGTGCATTTAAGGGTGAGGAACTTTCTACCATCGGCGGATTGAGGGATCAAGCTGCTCATCTAATTCAACTTGCAGAAGCATGGCAGGCTGAGAACGCATCAAATAGTTAATGATAAACGAAATTACATTAAATATTACAGAATTATGTAATCTTAAATGTGGATTTTGTCCTAGATCTACATGGTATCCGAATCAAAATTTAAATATGAGTTCGGATACCATTCATGCAATTTGTAACCAAATTTTAAAATTACCTAATTTTAAAGATTTTATTACCAATGGAAGTTTAAGAATTATAGGTAGAGGTGAACCTACATTACATCCTGAATTTGATAAGATAATTGAGATTATATCATCATATAATATAGATAATATTGTTCTTTATACTAATGGGATAAAACTAAAAAAAATTAAACACATTTCCCATAAAATTAAACAAATAAGATGGGCAGTATATTCTGATAATGATGCAGATTTTATAGAAGCAATTTCAGAAATAAAAACATATAATTCTAAAAATAAACTTGTTTTTATGAAACCCGATAATGAAAAAGAAGGTGGCACTGTCCGTCACTATTTTATAAATGGAACCTTATTTTTAAATAGTAATTATCCCTTTCTTGATAATAGAGCAGGATCTATAGAAAATCCCATTTATGAAAAACATTTTAATTATAAACACGCAACCTATCACGATGGTAAAAAATGTTATTATATAGATAATAAAATTTACATAGATTGGAATGGTAATTATAATTTATGTTGTAATGATTGGTCGGGCAGAGTATTAGGTAATATATTTAAAGAAGATATTATAAGTTATTATGAAAAAAATAATATCCTAAAAAAATATAAAGAAGGCATAAAAAATAAAAAGCCTTTAAATCCTTGTAAAAGTTGTTCAATACTAACGTGCATAAGAAATAATGTATGACGTAATAAATGAGTTTACAAGTATAAGAAAATGATATAAAATTGATGTATGCACTATATAATGAAAAGGGCTTATAATGTCTAATGATTTTCTTTGGGTAGAAAAATATCGTCCTCGTAAAATTGCAGATACAATTCTACCAAAACCTCTTAAGGATACCTTCCAAAAAGTAGTTGATTCTGGTGAGATGCAAAACATGCTTTTTACCGGCACAGCAGGTCTTGGTAAAACAACTGTTGCCAAAGCCTTGTGTAATGAACTAGGTCTTGACTATATTATTATTAACGGATCCGAAGAAGGTAATATTGATACCCTCCGTGGTAAGGTAAAACAATTTGCCTCATCAGTTTCACTTCAAGGCGGCTATAAAGTTGTAATCCTTGACGAAGCTGATTACCTTAACCCTCAATCAACACAACCTGCTCTCCGTGGGTTTATTGAGGAATTTAGTAATAATTGTCGCTTTATCCTTACCTGTAATTTTAAAAATCGTATCATTGAACCTCTCCATTCTCGGTGTGGTGTGTATGAATTCAATACCACCAAAAAGGAAATGGCAGAACTTGCCGCTCAATTTATGAAAAGAATTGAGTACATTCTTGATCAAGAGAATGTTGACTACGGTAAGAAAGATATTGCAAATCTTATTATGAAACACGCACCAGATTGGCGCCGTGTAATTAATGAATTGCAGAGAAGAGTAAGTACCGGTGAATCGGCGCATAAAGAGGACATTAGCAATTATAATGATCTGTTTATGTATCTTAAAGATAAAGACTTTAAGAAAATGCGTGGTTGGGTTGTAAATAATATGGATGTGGATACCGCTGCTATTATGCGTTCACTCTATGATAATATGTTCCAATATGTGAAACCACACTCAATTCCACAATTGGTTCTTATCCTTGCAGATTATCAATACAAAGATTCTTTTGTAGCCGATCATGAGCTTAATATGGTTGCATGTATGACCGAAATTATGGCTGGGGTAGAATTTCTATAATGTCAAATATAATTGACATAATGTATGAAAAAACACCAGAGATTACTAAGGAATCAAATGATATAAGAGATAATCCTTTAAAAGGGTATCGTACACTTTATTTTGATAATAAAATTGATATAAGATTATGTCCTAAGAATGCAAATACATCTTTAAAATATGCATATAGTCTCTTACAATACAATATAGATTCACATTTTGGTTTTAGTAAAAGAAAATTTATGTATGATTTATTAATGGAAAAAAAAGAAATAGATGAAAAAAGTGGATTATTGTTATTTAGATATAATTCCTATAAAATTGCATTAAAAAGAGATCCTATTGATAGAGCATTATCTGCGGTAAAATACTTATTAGAAACTCGGCTGAATATAATAGAACCATCAATAGAATTAATAGAAGAATTTTTGATTAATATAAATTTGGAAATTAATGAGGTTGATCACCACCTTTTACCCCAAACATTTTGGATGGGCAATTCCAATGTGTATGATAAAATTTATTATGTAAAAGAATTTAAAAATATGATAGAATATTTACAAGATAATTATATTTGGTTCGATAGAATAGATAATATTCATAAAAATCCTTCCAAAAATAAGTTAAATACAAATGCTCTATCAGATAATACTATAAAAAAATTAAAAAAAATTTATGAAATTGATTATGATAATGGATGGTATTAATGAACTACATATTTGATTTTGAAACACTATCAACCGATAGAATTAATGCACCCATTATATCAATGGCAATTCTTGAATTTGATTTTGTCAAATTTACCGATAATAAACCTTATGAGTATTCAGAACTTTTGGATAACGTAGGGCTTATTAAATTTAATGTTGAGGATCAGGTAAAAAATCATGGAAGAAAAATTAATCCTGATACCTTAAAATGGTGGGGAGAACAATCTGCTGAGGCTCGAGCTAAATTAAAACCATCGACCAATGATCAATTGCTATCTGAGTGTATCCCTTTTATTAGTAAATACATCGGTAATACTAAAATAGATAAAGTATTTTCCCGTGGTAATACTTTTGACCCTATTATTCTTGATTATATTGGTTTACAATATAGTCAAGTAATACCTTGGGAACATTGGCAAAATAGAGATACCCGGTCTTTTATTGATGGTATGGCTTGGGGAACAGATATTAAAAATTCTTTTATTCCAGAAGGATTAGAATCACTTTTTATTGCTCATGATCCCGCGCATGATATTACAATGGATGTTATGAGAATGCAAACTTTGGTTAGAGCTTTAGAGTTTGGAGCTGTACAGGCATGAATCCCTTTGAATATCTAAATTCAATTAATGATACCAAACAAGATATCATGCACGATGATATTGCCGAAAAAGCATATAATCCTTTTATGACTAATCGTTCACTATCTTATTTTCAGGACACTGTATTCTTTGCCAATGAAATGAATCGGTATCATCATCTTGACAAAAAACTACAATTTCACTTCCTTATAAATATTGTTAGGAAACGGAAACGTTTCTCTAAATGGAACAAACCTGAACTAGTTAGTGATATTGATGTGGTTAAAGAGTATTATGGCTACAGTAATGAAAAGGCTCGCCAAGCTCTTACACTTCTATCGCCTAGCCAAATAGAAGAACTAAGAAAAAAGGTGAGCAAAGGTGGAAGAACAAAATAATATAGTACAATGGTCTCCAACTGATATGTTGGAAATTATACTGAACGAACCTGATGACTTTTTAAAGGTACGTGAGACGCTGACCAGGATTGGTGTTGCATCTCGTAAAGATAAAAAACTATTCCAAAGTTGTCATATTCTCCATAAACAAGGACGATATTTTATTGTCCATTTTAAAGAGTTGTTTTTACTTGATGGTAAAAAAGCAAACTTAGAGGAAAATGACATTAGCCGTAGAAATACAATTGCAACTTTATTAAGTGACTGGGGATTAATTTCCTTTGCAGTTAAAAAAGAATTAGAGTGTGCACCACTAAGACAAATTAAAATTATTCCTTTTAAAGAAAAATCAGAATGGGAGCTTTGTCCAAAGTATAATATTGGTAATAGTTAAAAATGGATATAGTAGATCAAGTACTTTCCATACCAAAAAATATAGATTTTTATATCTACGCACCAGGTAGTGGTGGGGAATTTTTTACATCTCTTATAGCTTTATCACACAAAAAAACAAGAGAAATATTAAAATTAAAATATTTTGATGGCTTAAAAAATGATGAAGGTTTAATGAGATATAATAGACCGCAATATTTTACATATGATGAAAATTTTAAATTTCTAAATCTTAATATAAATAATGA